CATCTTAGACTTATCAATTAATTCACTAAGATTTTCATCCTCGTTAATTGAAGCTACTCTGTCTACTTTTTCTTGAATAAATTCATGTAAATAGTCTAATTGAGCTTCTAACTTTACGGCTTCAGCTTCTTTTCCTATTTCTGCTAATTTTGTATCTATTGTTTCTTTTTTCATTTTTTTAGATTTTTCTTTTGCTGCTTTAGCCATTGGTTCTTTAGTATCACCATCTCCATCAACATCCGGATAATCAGGTCTTGATTCTTCTTCCATACCTGCTTTGTCTTGAGAAGCATCTATTGCTTTATCAACAGCGGATTCTTTTACTTTAGGTTCCATTGGTTTTTCAGTTTCAAAGTCTTGTAAACTTTCTGCTTCTTTTACAGGTATTGGAGCAACTGATGTCCATTGTAATCCTTGTTCATTCATCATTTGTTTTATTACTTCACCTGATAGTGAAGCTAATGAGTTTGGATTTCCTTTACCTATTACAAGGTTTTCTTTAACTACTTTTTGAACTGACTCTTTTACTACTGCCCAATTGTTATCCGTGTCTTTTAATTTATCACTATATCCACTACCTCCATAGGTTTTACCATCATTTTCTTGTACTGCTGGTTGTTGATATCCTAAATCTTTAACTCCAAATTGTCCATTTTTTACATAATGTAATGGATCTTTAGCTAAGTTTTTAACTGCTAAAGCTTGTGCTTCTTCTAATGTTAATTCTGGATTGTATTTAGTTTCAACGTATACTCCGTTTAGCATTTCTTGCCCATTAACATTATTAATATTATCTACTACAGGAGAATAATCATAATTATGTGATTCTATATTTTCAACTGAATCTGCTACTTTGTAAGAACCAACACCACCACTTTTCATTTCAAACTTTAATTTAGGATCAGCTGATATTTTTTCATCTTGTTCCTTAGTATTAAATTTCATATCGTTATTAACAATAGGATTTAATGATTTATCTCCAGCTTCATTTAAAAAATTATTAAATTTAGTTTCCCAAGTTGGTTTAGCAGGTGCTTCCCATGAACTAATAGGTTTTAAATCTACATAGTTTTCTTGAATTACACTTCTTCTTTTTAAAATATTAGATGCTTGTGTAAAATTGGCAGCATTATTAATCATTGAAGGGTATTGAAGTTTAGCTTCTTTAAGGAACACATCTTTTGCTCCTTTTCCTTCTTTAATTAAATTGTAATGTTCTTGTAGTGTTTTCATATTATTTTTCTAATAGTGTTTCTATGTCCTTTAAAAAATCTCCAATTAAGTCTGTGGGTTTAATTACCGCATAGGTTTTTGGTTGGTCTCTATAGGTTTTTATTGTTTCAATTTTTGCTTGACGTAATAATTTTTTAATATCATCGATTCTTGCTTCTAATCCATCAAATGCGTTAATGCGTTCTTGTTGGAATTCTTTAGCTTTGTTTTCTTCTTCTTTTACAATTCTGTATCTCATATTATAAATATTGGCCTTATCCCCAAAGTTTACGAACTGGCATAGATGAGCCTTTTTGTACGTAAGTTCCTTTTTTATTTTTAGGGACTAATTGGTATTTAAATGCTTTTACTAAATAATTATCCTTTACCCCATCTTCACTAGCTTTAGGTCCAGGTCCTAAATCTGCACCCGGATTATCTTTACCTTCAGCAATACCAAAAGAACTAACCATACCTGAAGGTAGTTTCATTTTTTGTTTTGATGTTACTTTTTCAGCTTTAGGTGCTTTTCCAAGTTTTTTTCTAATTATATTTTGTACTTTTTCTTTTACTGGTTTGTATCCAATAGAAGTATATGCTGAATCATCATCGGTTCCATCTGCTTTTTTATTTTTATTAAATGCATAAGGTGTATTATAAGCTCCAGCTGCTCCGGACATAGATACTTCTTCCACATCATTTTCTGATATAGTCATTCTTTTATAATCTTCAGGGTATTCCCTGCGTAGATGAGTTCTTAATTTATTTTTTATTAACCTAAGATCGTCATAAATTTCTCTAAATTTTTCATCATCTTTTGTTTTAGTATAAACCCCTTTAGCTGTTGCAGATGCATCAGTTACCTCATCAAATAATTTGTCAAAGTTAGGTAATTCAGAAACTTTCCATCCTACTTGACCCGTTTGTGGGTTAATAGAATCAACAGTAAATCTAGTGTTTCCATCTTTAGAATATGTTATATCACCTATTTTATAATTGCCCTGTTGGGCTAAATTAGGAGAAGCTTCTTTAATTTTATATTTGAACGCCATTTGCTGTTTTAATTTCTTGAATTAATTCATAATATTGAAGTAAGTCAACTAGATTATCACTATCTACCCTATCAGTTTTATCTAATTCAACTAGTAATTTTGAAACCTCTTGTACTTTAATTTGTGTAGCTTTATCTTTAATATTGTTCCCTGTTTCTTCTAATAAAGAATGTAATTCTTTTATTTTAGAATTATAAAAGTTTCTTAAACTAGGGGTTGAATCTACAGAATAAATAAATTCTTTAAGTACTTGTTTTTGATCAACACTTAAATTATCATATTTATCGTTAAATTTTTCTAATAATATTCTATATGTTAGTGATCTAACATCTTTATCATACTCTGAAAATTCATTCAATAATTGATCTTTACTATCTTTTTTTAATTCCTGTTTAGTTAAATGTTCTAATAATGTGATTTTATTATTATTAATTTGGTCTAAATCAGTAATTTCAGGGTTGTTATAACTTTCTAATAAAGTATAAATAGAACCTATTTCTTTATAATTATTTATTTTAGAACCAAAAAATGATTCTAAATTATAATGTTTTTTAATCTCATTAATTAAATTATATTTTTGTTTCTTTAATGAAGTTCTATTTAGTTTTTTAGAATTTTCTAAAATGGTAGAAATCAATAAATTAGCTCTACTTTCACTTAATATTTTAGATTTTAAAACGGATTCATATAATTTGTATTCACGTCCAAGTTCACTTTTTACAAAGTTTTCTTTTAGTAGGTTAATTGCTGGTGAGTCTACGCCTTTTAAAGTATCGGCTGTTATTTGCCTTACTAGCAGTTCAAATAGTATGCCAGTATTTTTATACTTTGAGTGTTTTATTTTCATCAAAAATATATTTATTTATAAATATTAGTCTTTTAGTTGAGATTCATCAAGTAAAGATGAAGCTTTTTTGTCTTCTTCAAAAATTAGTTTTTTCTTATTTAAAGATTTAAACATATCTTTGTTTTTTAGATAAGTTACTTGGGCACTTGTCGATTCTCTTAAATTAGACATACCACTACCTTCGTTTTTATCTGTATCTTTCATTCGTTTAGTTCCTAAGGGGTCTTTTCCAAAGTTACTATCTTGTTTACCACGTTTTGTAATACCATCTTTAGGTCTTCCTAACTCTAAATCATCAGCATAACCATCTGGTACATTTGCTGGATCTGATTGTGTTCTTCCCATACCATATAATGAAGCTAAATCGTGAGGAGTACCATATGATTTACCTGTTGATACTGGATCGTTACCTTCAGCTTTAATTTGGTCAACTCTAAATTTACGTTTAGCATCTTCCCTAACTAAGTCTCTGTATTCATCATATTGGTCTTCACTAAAGTGATATACATTATGGTAAATCCAATCAGATGGTACTAAACCTTGTTCTAATAGTGTACCTGCTAATTCAGATTTTGATTTCATTAACTCAACTTTCTCCTGTTCAAATATAATTGATGGAGTAGTCATTGATAAATCAAAATTAGTTAATGTTTCATCAGTATAACCTTGAGTGTATAAATGAACTAATGCTATTTTGTTTAATTCTGATAGTATTATTCTTTGTATTCTATCAATTGTACGAGCAAACCTAATATCTTCGGCTGCTAATGTGGCTTTACCTTCTATATTTTCATCATATCCTAAAAATGCTTTAGGTATTTTAAGTGCTGCAAATAATTTATCTCTTAAATATTCAACATCTTGTATACCATCATATGATAAACCTGGTGTTGTATCAATTTTAGTTGCGCTATCATTGCCTCTAACTGGTATATAAAAATCTTCAAGCATGTTTTGCATATTGTACTTTAGATTATATTCACCTGTTTTTTCATCCATCATAGGAGTACGTTTCATACTTGAAATAGTTTGTTGCATAAATGCTTCTATTTCATTTGGAGGTATAGAACCAACGTTTACATAAAATACTCTTTTTTCTGGGGCACGAGCAATTCTGTGAATTAACATCGCGTCTTCCATTAATGAATATTGTTTGTATAATTTTCTTGCTGGCTCAATATACGATCTACCATAGGGAAGGTAGTTAACATCCGCTACCATTCTAAAATGGGCCATTTCATAATTTTCATAAGTAATACCTGGACCATTATCTGCACCTTGGTTAGGTACATTATAATAACCATAAGAACTACCTGCAAACCCATCAGGATTCCATTTATATAATACTTCAGCAGGATTATCAGGGTTGTTACCTTCTAATCTTTCAATATGATACGCAGTGTATGGAATTACATTATAAACACCAAATGTTTCTGCTATTTCTAACTTTAAGAAAAAATCACCATATTTACACATTTGTCTAACCCACATCCATAAATTAAATTCTATGTTTAAAACATCATAAAATAAATTATAAAGTATTTTTTGAATGTCTTCGTTTGAGCTTCTAATTTGTAACACCTCACCCATATCATTTTTAAGTGTGGACTCATCAGCTATAATATCTAGAGCAGAAGCAATAATTGCATCTGTATCCATTACATCATATTCTGAGTATAAAGTTGTTCTTAAGTATTGGTAATTCAAATTAAATTGAGCACCAAGTAATGATGTTGGGGCACTAGAATATACTTTATTAAATCTGTCTACTAAAGCATTGGTTTCATATTCCCCACTGGATTGGATATGTCCTGAATCGATAGTTTTGACTTGTTTTCCCCCTACATTTCGTATTACTACGTCTGTTGAGAATAACCTTCTTAGTCTTGAAAATACGCTTTTATCTGCCATATTAATATATAATTATTGTTATAAATATTACTATAATAACCAACTAATATCCTCATTGCCATCTGGTGTGTTCATTTGGTAGGGATTTTTAACTTTCGTGTGACCTACGCCATAACCCGCCTGATAAGGAGTTCTGTTGACTTTCATATTGTTTAATGTTTGTTTTGTTATATCGATACCTCTTTGTCTAAACTTAAGAGCTGTATCTCTAATGTACATAGCCATGCCAAAAGACATAACTAAGTCATCGTTGTATCCTGTTTGTGCTTCTGGTCTCCCATTACGCCAAATAAAGGTTTTCATTTCTTCAATTAATCTTTTAGATTGGATTGTTACACCCCCATCACTAATATATTCTTGAAATTTTCCTATTACCATAGGTCGAGTTCTTGAAGACATAGTAAAACCTGCTACCATTTTTGAATGGTCTTGGAATTTATCAAAATAAGAATTAATGTTTGTGCCCTCTGATTTTTGTGAGTAATATAAATTAGGGTAATTACGTTCGATTACTACTTGAATTGATGCCCAACCTATATTTGCATTTTCTATTACTAATAAAGCTTCATTATATTCAGTAGCTATACCAACTAATAAATGTCCAAATTCTTTAGTACCTAATTGTCCTTTATATTCTGCTACTTGAACATTATTAGTAACATCTATTACATGAAATGCAGAATAATCTTTTCCATCACCTCTAGATACATCTGCTACAACTAAATAATCTCTAGTATAATCAGCATTTTCCCATACCCATAAATTTTTATCAACTCCTCTTCTTTCTAAGGGTTCTTTGATAAAGGATTTTTCATAGTATTCTATATATTCATTGTAAAATACAATATCACCTGATGTGCTAAAATCACAATCACACTCTTGTGCTGCCATTCTAGGATCACCTAATAATTGATCTTGTTGATCCCTCCATGCTTGATCTCTTTCAGGATGTACATACCAAGGTAACTTTATAGGTAAAAATTGATTTTCCCTTGCTTCCGCTCTTGTCCATGTTTGGTGGAACCAATTACCAGTACCATATGGTGTACTTAATGCTATACACCCACCACCCGTTGCTAATGTTTGTTGTGCTGATGCCCAAATTTCTCCAATATTGTCAATAAAAGCAGCCTCATCAATTAGTAGCAAAGATACTGCTTCGGATCTACCCGCATCACTTGATGCTGATGTAGCTTTAATTTGAGACCCGTTTGATAATCGGAGGTTTAATTTATTATTTTCAGCGGCATCAATCTTAAGCCATGAAGGTAAATTTTCATACATGAATTTTACTTTCGTAACCATATTTTTAGC